TGCTGGCTGTATAACTGCTGGTTATATTCATGTCAAAGCTCAACTCAATAACGAGGGAAAGTTGGAACTTAACAAATACGCTAAACCCGCCGTCCTTAACGCGATTCTGGTGTTTTTCATCGTATCACAGGGTCTCGGTAAAAAAGAGGTCATTTCCAGTGACCCCTTCTAAACTTAAAGATTATAAACTCGTACTAAGAAAATGGCATCTGTTTCGGCATTCAACGATATGATGGGTCAATTTCTTGTGGAATTGCACAAGACTTTTCCAGATGAAAAGGGCATTAAGAAGATGTTAACTTCTTTCGATCTAATTAAGAGCACCAACCCGCGCATTATTGTGGATGGTTTCATGAAGGGTGTTTCTCCGTATTCCGATAAGATTTCCGCAAAGGATGAAACCTTCCTTTTGAAGGAGATTGATACAATCGACGTATTGAAGGATCTCAATATCAAGAGCTATTGGACCAAAATGTCTGAGAACACCAAGGACGTTACCTGGCAGTACCTCCAGACACTCTACATGCTTGGGACGACCATCACGTCTATTCCCGCAGACACCCTCTCTATGATTGAGGGTATCGCGAAGGATTGTGCGGACAAGATGCAAACGGGGGATGGTAACATTGACCAGGATGCCCTAATGAAAATGATGGGTGGTATGCTTGGTGGTCTTCCAAAAAAATAAACCTTAACATATATTAAATGAAGGCTTGGTTCGACAATCCTCAGCAACTCATTAACGCCGAAAAGGTTTTACAATTTTGGCCCACTAGGGAACAAACACCAGAGGAGAGGGTGAATGCCGCCTCTCGGTTCGTGATTTATGTGTGCTGTGTATTGTACCTCATTCGTCGTGATCCCCGAGTGTTCGTACTCGGGTTGGTGGTGTTGTCGGTGATTTATGTTTTATACACATCCAAGATGGTCAGAGAGAAATATGGGGGTGACACCAAACCCGCCAAATGTCAACATCCAACCCAAGACAACCCCATGGCAAATGTATTAATTACGGATTATACAGATGCCCCAAACCGCCTAGAAGCGTGTTATTATTCAAATGTGAAACCCAAGACGGGGGACCGTATCCCATATGATGGGGGGAGATCTCGCACCCCCATGCCCAAATATCAACGTAACGGGCTCGATCGCCAATTTATTTCGAACCCAGTTACAAAAATACCAGGTGACCAAACCGCGTTTGCTGAATGGTTGTATGGACCCAAGAATGGCCCCACCTGTCGGTCTGACACTAGATTATGTGATCCAAATGCGAGGGGGGTTCAGTTGGAGGCTTTCGCCGGGATAGGTAGTGACGGGGACATTCGAGGTCCCAGAGGTGGTAGCGCGTAGTTAGATTAAAATTCTCATGTAATAATAAATGGCATATCAGCTCCAACCTGGTCTTTCCATAGTTCAAAATGCGGGGGCCATCGCTCCAGTCAAGGCGACCGACGAAGTTTTTGTATACCCCCAGCCCAGTACTCTCAATTGCTCTGGTGGGGGGTGCCGCCCCAACACCATGTTGTATGGAACTGCCCCATACATGGCGGGTAAGGGATCACCAGCGCAGCACATAGATACAAGTGATCAACTTAGACCCCAAAGTACCTCCCGTTTTAACAAAACTATCGTCCAGACCTACGAACGTAAACTTTTCCCCCTCACCAACATGGACTGTAAGGTCCCTCTCCGAACTATGAGCTACGAACCCTCGAGCACGCGCGCGGAAGTTCAGAATGGTCTTTTCCAGCAAAGGTATTACGCCAATAAAAATATTAACAACAATTAAGAATGGCTGACCCTATATCCCTCATGGCTGTAGCCAGTCTCATATTTGCTGGGAGAACTTTGAGTAAACCCCACAAGACCGTAGTTGGTCCCTCTCCAGAAGTCGATGAAGCCCCGGTCATAGAGAATGATGATTTTTCACCCATGGCCCAGACACAACCCCGCTACGTAAAGGAAGAATTTTTAACTCGGACAGGTATTCCACACAAAAAGGAAATGGAGGCTTTTGGTGACGTCTCCGTTCAGCAGAGAAGTGGGGGACAGGAAATTCTAAACATGCGAAACCGTATGTATGACCAAGGTCGAATGAACAACCTCTCGCCGGTCGAGAAGCAATTGGTTGGTCCAGGTTTGGGGGTTGGTGCGGATGTTCCAGCGACTGGTGGATACCAGCAGTCGTTTAGGGTGAACCCCGTGAATGTTGGTGAGTACCGTTTAACATCTCTTCCAGGACGGGCGGGTCCAGCTAGGGACATCACGGGTGGTCGCTCCGCGGTCGTCGGGCAACTCACCCACAACAAACCCGAAACAACTGCACATTTACCATCTCGATTACCTGCCATGCCCGGACGCGCTCAGGGTATGTCGGGTGTTGTTCCCCGTAACGAACATGAAAGAACGAAACGAACAACGAACCGTTCGGAAACTGGTCTACGCAATGATGGGTTGGGCTTCAACGGTGCGAAGCGCTTTGTTCCAGCCCAGACAGCATCCCAAGATCCAACCCGATTTAGAACCGATCGTCACGACGAGCAGTATGGCTTCAACAATCAACCCGCACCGGGTATAAGTAGCTTCTACGGGGCGTACACAAACACCGCAGCCTCTAAGGTAACTGAGCGCACCAATGATGAACTCATGAAGTACGGATTCCGACCAGAAGATCGACGCGGGAAGGCGAATCGGATGGGTAACGCGGGTAGAATGAACGTCCGCGAAAGTGCTTTGAAGCAGGGTGGCCGTCTCACGGCGGTTCGGAGTGACACCACCCGTGTGGATGGGCGCATGAACGCGGCGAACGGTGGCTGGACCCAAAACTACCAACAAAAACCATTCCACCAGTTTAACGCTTACAAGGGTAACGCAAACCCCAACGCGAACTCTTTGGACATCGCAAAGGTACAACTCCAGCAGAACCCCCTCGCACATAGCATTTCCCAGTAAATTACCCACCCCCTAGACAAAAACAGTCATTAAAATTATATACCGTAATTTTAATGAAGGTTCATACTTTGGACATAGATAGTAGCGAAAGAGACATCACCGCGTACCCATACGCGAATAATTATACAATTAGGTTGGAAAATCCAATTTACGATGTTTCAGAAATATCCCTCATTTCGGCCAGAATTCCAACACCCCAACTCGCCACCTGTACAACCAACAAATCCTTTAGTGTAGATGGAAACGTCTACACACTGGACGAAACAAACTATGCGAACGGGTCATTGTTGGCTACAGACATAGATACGAAACTACAGGGTTCTAGTGTCGACACAGTCGTCTTCGATGCAGATACAAATAAACTGACTCTATCAAATTCAGCCGGAACCCACGAATTTACCCTTGGTTTTAGAACTGGGGTGAACGGTTATACCAGTAATAATACACCACTGACGACACCTCACCAGATTTTGGGATTTGGTTCGAATGATTACATCTCCTCTGGAAACAGTCTCACCTCAGGTTCAATCAATCTATCTGGTCCAAATTCACTTATACTGAAACTTTCTGCGGGATCGGAAGAATTCACAAAGACTGTGTATTCTTCATCCCCGTTCTATACGGGGCACATTCTCCTAAATGGTGGAGACTTTGTCAATGTACACGGTAGCGATGACCCCATAGTACACAATTTCCACAAAGGTTCTCAAAAACACATACAAGATATCAAACTTGAGTTTTTCTATACAAGTCACGGGCGCCTAATTCCCTACGATTTTATGAACCAAGATCACATCATTAAATTGAATATTAAATGTTCTACGGATAAACTTGAAAACCTGACTAAAATTGAAAATGATGCACCCGAAGAAATCAAGGTGGAACCCACTGTGAAGACAAACATAGGGATTTCGGGATTTGGAAATCTCTATGAATGGAAAGAATACATATATATCCTTATTATCGTATTTGTTGGTGTCCTGGTACTCACCTCCATGAAGCGTTGATTTTTTAAACGCGGGTGACGGCGAAGACTGGCTGGGCAGGCTTCGAGACACGGGTGGAGATGCGAGACACAACCTGGTAGACCACAACCGAGAGGAGGGTGGTGAAGAGCGCTGTGAGCGCATACTGGGAACCGCCGTTCTTGGGCGCCTTGATCACCTGGGTAATGACCCAGCGAACAAGGTCCATCCAAGACATCGCGGCAGCGAACGAGAAGCCCGCGACCACGGAGTTGAGGGACTGAGTCTCAAGCTCAGCCGCGACGAGGGTGACAGTGTCCATAGCGGTATCGATAACGCCAGCCATTGTGTAAGTTTTATACTATAGTTGAGGAAAATTATTCTGGTAACAAATCTTCTTTTTCAATTTTTTTATACTTTGTTTTCCTGAGTGTTTTGGTTTTCGTGAACACCGGTTCATCATCCGATGATTCACTAGAGCTGGTATCTATGTCACATGATTTCAATTTATCATCCAAAAATGTCCATGCCTCAGGCTCCCATGTGCTCATTACTATTAAGGGCATTTTTTAACATCTGTTCTGCCGGACTCTGGGGTTCCCAGCTGTGCCAACGGTCGTAAGCTTCATTCATCTGGATAAATTTGGGGTCGTCTCCCGAATACCTAACAAACCCTGGACATTCTTCCTCGGCAACTTCTTCAATCTCAATCTCATCCTCCGATTCCCCCTCCTCATACACATCGGGGAAGAGGGAGCCGATGTTCTGACCAACCGTATTCATAGCACAATATTTGGATGCGTATTCCATGTCTTCTGGAAGAATTACATCTCTTCCACAAGCCTTACAATATTCAGCAGCCAAAATCATACTGTTTTCCATCACGGGCATCATTATGTCAATCATAGTGTTCATGTAATTCGTAGCCTGGGTATCCCCAGCATCTCCGAATCCAGTTTGCATATTCATGTTAATATTTAACGGTAAAAAGAGTTTTAGAAATTCCCTCGGCAACACGTAGAATGTTGTAGCTTAGAGCGTAGACACGAATCTGTCTTGCAAAATCGGGACACGACGTCATACTTAGGTTTAAAATTTGTTCTTTTACTAAACTGAAATTAACCTGCCCCGTTGGGTACCATTCCTCTGGCTGAAGTGCGAAACTGTACGAATAGAATCGTCTAATGAGTTGGGTCTTGGAATGGTGGATCGCAGCTTGAACCGCCTTGAGAAATATGACACTACCCGTTTCCTCTGTTATAATGTCCTGCCCATCCAAACTGAGTGTCAGGTGGTCGAGGTTTTCGTAAAGTATGTACTTCCCGTCTTGTATAATAGATGTATTATCGTAGTCAAATGGTGTTACAAACTGAAATTCATTATTACCAATCTTACCCCGTCGTTGAATCACAAAGTATAACTCTTTCACCGGGTTTGAAAAGTCCAATTTGAATGTGTCAGAGTTCACACCCGCATCAACGTTGAAGACGTTTTGTTGTAGTTGTGAAATGAGGTAATCTCGGGGCGTTTTTTCAATTTTAATTCGCTCTGTACAATCTAGAAATACAATTTCTGTACACAATTTGAATTCCTGTATCCTGATGTCTTCTGTGAATGAATTTGGATAGGCACCGTCTATCCTCACGATGAGGTCCTTCACATCCCTCAACTTGATGTCGACTTCGACTTCCTGTTTTTTTATAGCACAGAGGGGTATCGCCAACTCTGGGTGGTTGTAAAAGTAAAAGGGTAAATCCACAAAAAAATCTACATCCTTCGTATTTCCCAAAGCATTTCTCGCGATTATGAGACGGTTAGCAACTTGGACATCCGCAGTTCTTTCATCATACTTACCAATCAGATGCTCGAGGGCGTTTTGTTTACTTTGAGTAACATTGTGCTCTGAATATATTTGGAGATAGTCACTCGTCAATCTTTGAATGATCTTACCCCCGATGATTAAATCGACATGCTCAACGATCGCGTGACCAACAGATTCTATGTAAGCGACCCCCGATGTACCAATTTCTGGAAGTTTTATTTTCAAACTCAGGGTTTTCAGTAGGTCACCTTGATTTTGGAGAATCTTAAATTTCACCGTCTTCCCAAAATCAATTTCGTTCACGGGATCCAAGTCCACATAGTCCCGTGAAAAATTCGAATGCTTCTTGAAACTTTCCAAAAAATGACTGTAGTCTGGATTGTCCGTGAAGAACTGCTCTTGGGGTCCAGACGCCAAAAGTTGGACACGACCAGCCATTACTAATATATCCACCTAAAATTTTAATCCAGCTAAACCACTCTCAAATCTCAATACGTTATAGTTGACCGCATACACCCGGGTATTATTGGCTTCCGCATAGTTGTTGGGAATAATCTCCATAGTCAACATTTTGTGGGTAACACGACTCATGTTTACCTGTCCTGTTGGGTAATATACCTCTGGTTTAAGGGAAAATGAATACATACCAAATGTGGCGATGTTTGCAGATGATGGACTATTTATATGATGTTTCAGAGATTGTTCGTATACTAGAAACTTTGTATCCCTCTTGAAAACAACCTCATTATTGAAACGAAGTTCTACATTTTTGATGCTATTGTACCAATTTGGGTCGTTATCTACAACAGCCTCTTCAGATTGAGAAATGAAGAAAAGTTCCTTGACTGGGTGTTGGAAGTTTAACATCACAGACTTTTTGGTTTCACCAACTTTCATTTTGAACTGCGCCAGTTGAACCTGTGTGATCACATAATCAATGGGGTACGACATCAAATACCCCCTCTCTTCGTCAGATAAATATACAAAATCTGTATCTATAGACATCGTACGAATTGAACCCTGGAGTCCATCTGGGATATCGTAAGGAAGGCCATTGTTAAATATCACCTCTTTCAGAGGTCGTAATTTAATTTTAACCTCCACGATATGTTTAGTTAGGGCACACGTTGGTATGGCTAGTGTTGAATTTCTGTAAAAGTAAAATGGGAGATCCAAAAAGTAGGTGTACCCCCCTTGGTAACTCAATATGTTTCCATGACCATTTAGAAAATATAGAGTCTGAGCGATATCATCACTGGTATTATTGAGTTGTTGGTGTATGTATATATATTCACCCGTAAGTCTCTCAATTGGCTGACCCCCAATCAAGAGTTCCGCATATTCAAT